TGCAATTGAAAGGATTTCGCGCGCCCACTTGAGGCGATCTTTAGCCTCGACTTGCATTACGAACCAGACCGCATCCGAAACTTACGAGGCGATTTGTTGCTCTTCCCAGCAGCAGAGAGTGCTATCGCAATCATCTGCTGACGCGAACGAGGCGTTCCACCAGCACCGCGAGCCTTGCCCTTCTTCTTATTGTCCATAGCCAACTCATGCATATTCTTCGACACGTCTTTACCTAGCATATTCTATTCTCCTTATATGTTGTAATAGGGATTAGGCACTGATGGTGCTTGTACCCCGAAGCTTGGGTTTTCACATCTGCGACAATCACGAATATCAAAGTCAAGTATCTCTCCAGTGTTAAGCATGACCGTGAATATCTTGTTATGATCCATGCCGTAGTCAGTAACGATGAAAGCCAACCCTTCACCTTTTGGAGTCATCATCCATAGCTCTGGATTGAGTTGGATCATTTCCAGGCAGGTCCAGTAAACCAAGCAACCAACACCCAGCGCGTTCCCCATATAGGCGCACGCGCGCGATGTTCTAGGTAGGATGGAAACCAGCAACCTGCTCCTTGTTCGCGGATAAACTTTACGTTCTCAATGTCTGCCTTAACTTGCAAGCCACCACCAAGGTATTCGGATGGCTCGGAAAGATTTACCACTGCCGTCAGCTTGCGATCAGATCCAGTATAAGTATCAAAGTGCCACTTGAAACGCTGGAATGGATTATATCGAAGCACCTGCAACTGTTGGATGCCCTGGATGTCGAAACGCCATTGCTCGGCATTGATGCCTTCCGTAATCTCGCGCATAATATTGTAGATCCAATTGTAATGTTTTGCATAAGGAATCCAGCAGGACGAGCAGGTTCTTGTACGAGATACCTTCTGCGTCACGCCATCCTTCGCAAGTACAGGCGCACGCTTCATGCCAATGATCTCAGCGTCTTGGCGCAGCATCTCGCACTGCGTCTTGGTTAGGACATAGCGATCTACTGATGCAGTTAATACCTTCTGCTTAAACTCGTTCATTTGAGTTCCTCGCATAGTTCCAGCAGTGCCTTGTTCAGCGCGTACTCAAAGCAAGCCATCTTGTCTTTAGCCAAGTGATGTCTACCAGCCTTTGCCAAGGCTTCGTAAAGATCATCGTCAACATCGAGCATTACCCTTACGGCTTTTTCCTCGGTTATTTTTGCCAAAGTTATCTTTCTGCTTTTCTTTCTCATAGGTCCAATTCCTTTCTTATGAAATCAATCAATTTGAATATGATGTATAACGCACAGTAGATTGCCGATAATGTCATCGAACTGTAAAGAATAAAAGAAGCAATTACCCAAACTATTGTGCCAAGATCAAGTAGGCAGAACATAATCGTTTTCCTTTAGTTTCCGCAACAGCGTCCTATTGTCGATCTGCACCCCGCTAGCTCTGCACCACCAGGAGACAACACCCGTCTTGAAATCACGCAGTAGCTTCTGTACCTCGTGCGAGTTCTTATACTCAAGCGCATCGTTTAATGGTACGCCAGTGTGATCTTTCACGATCTTCATGCCTTTAACCATCCCCCGCTTGCGTAGCATCCGCAAATCGCGAATAGCTTGCAATGCAACCTCTCCAGCCAACTGCTGCACCCTGTCATCGTAATCACCGCGACATAGCTGGGTTGACCTCACCGACCAAGCTCCACCAGCTTCGCGTCATCAGCCTTAATCTGGTTAGCTAACTTAACTAGATCGTTTGATTGCCCAGCGTAATGAATAATCATTGCGTCTTTATATCGGTCCAATCCAAAATGCGACTCCACGCTAGTCATGCAATTGAAGGATGGGTCAAGCTCAGTTAGTGGTATGTTCCACAAATGAGCCATCACGTTGAGCCACGTCTGCTCGGCGAAGTGATTAGGGTGCAGGCCGATTGGTGGCATTGATAGAACACCAACCGCCTTTGTATGGACTACGAACACGCCAGTATTGACATAGAACTTAGGCTCGATCACGCCACCGAATGCACCAGCGAGCTTGACCATCTCTGGCTTGCGATCCAAGAATGCTCCTTCGTCAAAGGCACAGAACATCCCAGCGTCCTCTGCTATGTTAGGACAATCGGCTGCAATCAAAACATCAGCGTCAACAAATGTCACCTGGTCATAGTGTTTAGTTGCCATGATGTTTCCAATTGCAGACTTGGAGTATTGCGCTGGGTGGGTAAGAGGCTTGTCGATCAGAATGAAGTCAACGCTATGGCGTTTGCAGTACGCCTCCATGCGTGGCCTAGTCAGATCAATAATGTTCTTCCATTCATTACCAAACGATTGCGTGACTAATGCTTGTTTCATTTCTTCTTCCTCCGCCGTGGTTTAACTTCTTTCCACACATCAAACTTTTCATCTAGTTCAATCGACCAAAGCATAAATGTTTTATATAGTCCGTAGCCAAAGCCTGCACGTAAAATCGTGCGACTTATTGTGTCACCTAAAAAGTAGAACAATTGAGATAACGCCTGCCTCATTTCTCAATCCTAACCCAAGCATCCAGCGGTAGGTTATCGCCACAGAATCCAACTTGGATCTCTTTCTTTTCCTTTTCGGATATGCCGTAAAGCTCCCAGCCTCCTTCAATCTTAACTACACGAGTGATTTTCATTCTCTGGGATACCTATTGTTCCCATCGTGATCGCAGAACTTCTTGAAAGATTTATCTGTTTCAGATTCATCGCTGTCCCTTGTTTTATCTCCATAGTTTGAGTAAAGCCAAGGACGAGGTTTGCTGAAAAACTCATCCCAATCTTTGTCTATTTCTTCTTGGTTCATAATCTTGTTACCTCTTTCTTTATTTGTGCCAACGTGAACAAGCATCGTACAAGCGCACGCTCAAGATGGTCAACACTTGTTTCGCCGTTATTATCTGGACAAGGCGAGGACTTATGCAGTTGCATCTGCGCTGTGGCTAAGTGACGAACAGCGCGAGCAATATGGTAATCGTGAGTTGGCCTATCCTTCTCAAGCCAATCTCCATAGGCAGACTTGTCCGATCCCTTTCCCATCACGCGCCATACAATCTCCTGCGCGGCATTGCCCATCTCTTGGATTGTTGGTGCAGTCATTTTGCTAAACTCCTATAGAATTGGTCAAGTAATCCTTCTAGCCAAAGTACGTCTTGTGGGTCAATCACAACTTCATCCCAGGTGGCGTATATCCCTTAACCCAAGCCCATACTTTCTGCATCGCGCAGAATGCAATGCCAGCTTGGTAGAGTTCGTCTTCGTCCCACACTTTTGTTTCAAGCTTGGTAGCATCGTTTGATGCTAGGACCACTGACACGCAGGCACACTTAGGATTCTCGCTTGCGTTTCGGTATGCCCAAAGCTGGGCGCAATCTGTATCGTAGAAAGGATCGTATTTTGGATTAACCTTACGATTCTTCAAGTCGATAATAGCTTCACCAACACCGCGTAACTTGACGTAGGCATCACACCTTCCCGCATAGCCTGCGCCGACAAGACCCTTTTCGCACCAGTAGGTTTTCTCGACATTCTTTTCTGCCCACTCGCTGAATGTTTTGATGTACGGAGCAAGTGTTTCATCGTTGGATACGGCTCTTCCAAGGAGGATGTTTTCCATTTCCGTGTGCATTTTCGTGCCGTGTTCAGCTGCCTTCGTTGTTGACTCTTTAGAGTCCTTAACCACTCTTCGAGCGTAGGTTTCGAGCGTTTCATCTGCCTCCTTCGGAAGTGTAAGCGAGGACATAATAGCTTGCTCTATCTTCCAAGCCGTTAGTTGCGGCTTATCCATAATGCCAAGCACGCTGGTTACGGATGGGTACAATCCCATCTGGCGCGCATCGGCTACGGTTGTGTTTCTTTCTTTTCCGTTCTTGCCAATCACAACGTGGGCGGATTCACCCTCGGCTGTGTACCAATGTCCCGCCTGGTCAGTAGCGACCAGACGGGAATTAGTAGGCTCTTTTGCTGTGATTGTAAGAGCCATTTGATTTAGAATGGAACTTGGTTGCCGTCTGCATCAAGTTCGACCTTAGTGGCCGTGGACTTGCCAGCAGCGGTAGCAAACTCCTTGGATGCGCGGATCTTCTCCTGCAACCAATCGGGCATATCGTTGAACTGACCAGCCTCACCCTGCTCGATCTCGTAGTACAACTGATCGTTGGTGGTGGTAGCTGGTGCTTTCATACCCTTGGGGAGTTTGGATGCACCTGCGATGGCGCAGTATTGCCGACCCTGCTGGCTGGTCTTGTGAATCAGCGTGAGCATAGCTGGCTTGCCCAATAGGTTCTTCAAGCTGAACGCCTGGAGTTCCTTGGAGGTGAAGGTCTGACCGCGCCATTGTTCGAGAAGCTTGCGAAGGCTTGCTTTCTCGCCAAGGCTGCGGGTCTGCTCGATGGAAACGACCATAGGCTTTTGGACTGTGGTGCGTTTGCCATTCTCCTCGACTTCAAACTCATCGGTTTGATCGGGCAACTCAAAGGTCAAGCGGACTTTTGGTGTCCACTTCTCTTGGTTATCCCAATTGGTTTTCTGGTGGCCTAGATCGACTAGGCTGTAGAGAACGCCAACAGTTGCTCCAGCTTCGGGCAACTTGCGTTCCATCTTCTGCGATTCACTGATTGTTAGTGCCATGTTATTTCTCCTTTATTTATTTGGGTTTAGTTTTGGTTGTATGTATGGGGTAAGTTCTTCTTGATTGTGTACCCAAAATCCAGCACCAACTGTGGTTGACATAGGATTGTTAGGTACATATTCGATCTTCACATTTGCAGGCGCGATCTGTCGAGCTAACTCACACACGCTGTCGGCGGTCATTATGACCAGCCATTCTTTACGACCATTACGGCGGAAGAATACAGATGGGATCTTGCCCTTCGGACAATCTCGCTTGGATTGTTCCATCCACTCCTCGGGTTTGAGTGCTTGGCATCGCTTGCCTTCGATGTGGAAAGGAAAGTTCTCGCAAACCACATCCCCGCTACCACCCTCTGGATTGCCTGCGAACTGTTGCGACCTTCTGGCCTTCTGCCAGCCCTGCTCCCGCAGGTAGTTTGCTAACTCGCGCTCACCCGCTGCGCCTTTAGCCCGACTATTGATTTTGCCCATTGGTTGGGTTTAGCTGTCAACCCTTACCAGTGTCGAGATATATTTTAATCTATTTTAGTTACGCCAAGTCTTATTAGCTCTGCTAATATCCTCATTAAATCGTCTAATCATTGCCATCATAGTTAGCTTCTCGACTATCTTCTTGTTCTTCTTTACCCAAGCCACAGCATCATCAAAGGATTCTGCATCCTTTAGACCTTCCTCAAACTTAGCCCAAGCCTCTTTCTCGTTCACAAGTTCTGGAATACACGCCAGTTCTGACCTGTCGATGGGCAAGTGGTAAATGTGATCGACTTGCATTTGGATATTGGGAGTAACCAGAATAAGTCATCGGCCATAGCCCACATAGCCACATAATCCACCCCACTAATTGCGCGTTTGGGGGCATTGAAGCCATTGCCAGTGCTAGTGGAAAACCGATACCTAGTTCGCCCAGCCTCAACATTCTGCGCGGTCTTAACCTGGATGCGGAAGAACTTATTATCCTTCTCTGCCACCACATCGTAGCCAGCGTAGTCCTCGTAAGGCAGCAACACCGAATACCCACAGCGTAGCAACGCTCCAGTGACGCGAGCTACCCCAACTGCACCAACTTGGCGTGAGGATAATTTCATGCTTGACGGCTTTCGGTTTGTGCTAGAGACTTTTCCCAATGAAAGCAATAATAACTATGACACTGACGGCGATGCTGATGGCATCGGTGATGGCGGAAGATGATGATGGAGACGCTGCTGACTTTGTTGGAGCAGTGCTAAAGCGCAACGGATTCTCATGTGGCCGTGGATGCGTAATATCTGAAAATGGTGGAATGGCTTATTCGTCGTCATCTGGTAGGTCAATAATTTCTACTGAGGGTTTCTATTTTAAGTCTGGAAGTAGTGTTGTTGGCAAAGATGCGACATTCATATCAAAGTCTAGGAATTTCTTTTATGGAACTTCCGCAACGATTAAGGCTGGTTCTGCCTATATGAATGGAGACGCTGTTTGGGTTGGATCTCAAGAAGAGGATAATGATTAAGCTCCAAATATTGCGAGCCTATTTCGTATTCTGCTTTCGAGTCCACCTATAAACTTCTTTCTGGCTGGATTGCGTTCAGCCATTCGATATTCGTCCTCAAGCTGGGCTTGGCTGGCAGCACGCATCAATGCCTTTGGCTCAACCTGGTTGATGGCCTGCAATGTCTTCGGGCCTAACCCGCCATCTACCGCAACCCTCTGCCCAAGCGTGTTCAATCCTTGCTGGATGTACTTCGTTGCACCGCCCATCCCGCGATTAAACGCGAGATCCTGCGCGAATGGTTGGACTGCTTCTGGCAACTTTGAGACGAATGGGCTGGTATACTCCTTGACGTACTGCGCCGCAGCCTGCGCTCTTTCTTGCGCTGGGAGCGATGAGATTCTTTTGAAGGCATCTGGATGATACTTGTCGTTAATACCAGCAACTTCAAAATTACCACCCATATCTCCTGCTGGCAATTTATAGACCTGCACGTTGCCCTGCTTGTCCTTCCTCGCTTCAAAATCAATCGTTTTTAACGCTGCTGTTTGTAGCGTATCTTGTTCTGGTTTTGTTTGCATAGGTTGTTGTTCCTCTATAAAGTCAAGTGTTGGCTGTTCTGGAGCGATTTGTGGTGCTTGCTTGGCATATTCTCTGGCCTTCTCAATTGGAGCGATCATTCTTACCTCTTCTGGTACTGGCTCGTATCCAGTTCCAGTAAGTTCTCTTGCTACCATATCGTTTCTCAATGAAACATCCTTGGATGGGTTTACTGAAAACTTCATTGCTTCTCACCTCGCTTTATTCTATTCCCATATTTTGATATAAACTGCTTCCGCACATCATCGCCTACTTTGGCATAGGCACTACGCAAGACAATTACCTTGTCTTCATCCTTCATTCTCTTGAAAGTGTTGTCATCAAACATAGCTTCTGCTGCCCTTCTGTTCGCACTTCCGCGCATCCTTGCATACTTCTCGTACAACTCTGGATCGAGCCTGTACTTAACATTATCCAGCGTGAAATTGCGCAATGGTTTAGGAGGAACAACGTCTCCATCATCCGTTGCCTTGAATATCTTGTAGATTCCAAGCGTGATTGGATCATAAGAAACTTCTCTGCCTTTTGTAACGTCAAAGAAGTTGTATGCAATCGGATCTGCACCTTCTGGAGTCTGCGGAACTTCTCTTCCCCAAATGTCAATCCTTCTTGGCATATCCTCATCCATGCTTGGTAGTCTTCTGCTCAATACTTCTCCAAATATGTTAATCATTCTTTCAACGCCATCTCCAGGTACATCCTTGATCTGGAACTTCTCTGGCATTGTTTCACGCATAGACCTAGAAACAGCAGTAAGCGTGTTTGGGAAAGGTATGGATGCGACAACGCCATAGTAATCAGAAATCCATTTGTCCAGCGTTGCTCCACTTCCATCCAACATTGCTGAAAGCAAGCTATTCGTACCCTTCAAGAAGCTTTGGTTGAATGCAAAAGAAAGAGTTTCTGGAAGTAATGATGACAATTCAAGACCACCTTCCTTGCCTTGCTTGGTTGCATCCATTGCAGAATTGATTATGGAAAGAATTGCTCCAGTGATACCCATTTTGTCCAATGATATAATTTTATCACCAGGCTCAATTGCGGTAGATTCTCCATTTGCGAACCTATTCAACGCTGACATATTTATATTTCTTGGAGCAAGAGTTTGATATTGCACATCTCTTACTTTTTCAGATGTTGCTGGCTTTCCACCAATGATTCCTTCATCTGATAGTGTTTTTGCAACTCCAATCAATACCGATCCTGTTAATGCCTTTCCAATCATTATTTGAGATGTTCTGTAATCTTTTGAGTCTGCCGCATTAACAGCCTTGAATAACGCATAAGGTGGAATTGAGAACTCAAGCATTTCATCGATCACATTTGCTGGTGTCTTTGCGTATGGGATAATTGATTTTCCAATCAATCTGGCTATTCCAGATTGGCTACCAGCACCAAACAGATTGGCTGCGCTCAATGCTGCCCTTGTAAGCCATGTATCTTGCTGGAATACTGCTTCTGCTGCCTCCTGCTCAATCTTTGATAATTGTTGCGTTGTTGGAAGACGAACCGCTGTTTGTAATGCCTTTCCAGTTAGTCCAGCTAATTGTGCCTGTTCCGATAGCAACCTAGCCTGGGCTATCCTTCGAAATGGAGCGTCACCAAGTTGCAACAAGCGCAACATAGTTTCGGCTGGAACTCCTAGCGTTGCCTCTGTTGCCAGTCTTAATCTATCCAATGCTTGGGTTGACGCACCTCTAAATCCTTTTTGAATTGGTTTTGCCAATCCTTCTCCTGTCCAGAATTGCTTAAACGCAGTAAGCGGTTTGAATCCTTTAATCTTCTCGCCAGAGAGCAGACCTTCCGCACTTAATCCGCGTCGCACACCAACAAGACCTTCACCAAGTCCGCGCAGTCCAGCCTTGCCAGCCTCAATTGTTCTTGTTATTCCACCAGTTGGGGGAGCAATTAGTCTTGGCCCCAGCTCTTTACCAGCAAGTTTTTGAAATGCCCTTCCAACTTCCTGCGTCAAGAATGCACCTTGTCTGCTCGCCATGCGAAGAGGAGCATTAATTACATTGCTCCAAATATTTGTTGTAAGAGATATTGGGGAAAGAAGATTTCCTTGAATAATTGTTGGCAATGTTTCCGCAAATAGCTTCTTTGGGATAAGCCTTCCTTCAACAACTTGTAAATCATATAGTGATTTTGTGTAATTCTTTTCGGCATTGATTGCTGCCTTTATGTCAACATCATCAAGGCTTGTTCTTGCCTTTTTTGCCAATGAATCAAATTTATTTTCTGCACTATTAGAAAGCTTCTTTAGGTTAGCAATCCTTCCAGCCATAGCATCATCTATTCTGTATCCACTCTTTTCAACAACCTTTGCAACCGCACTTGCATAAGCAGTAGGTTGCATTTTGATTAGCTTGAAAACATTAAGCCTTTGGCCTAGATCAGTACCTGGCTTTGTGACCATCTCAAGATATTGATTTGCGCGTACTGGATCACCAGCATCAGCGTAACGCTTGTACATCGTGACTTTCGCTACATCGCCAACAATGTCATTCCTTGAGTTTGCTGCGCTTACAACATCTTCGTTAGGAAGATCCAAGAATTGCTGTTCAAGCTCCTTGATTGATTTGGTCTTGTAAATAACATCACCTTTAGCCACCTCACGCATTGTTGCCTCTGGAGCTAACTTCTGCTCAATGATTCTCTGTGGTGTCTTTCTAATTTTCTCGCCAATGCCTGGAGTTGGAAGCTGGATAGGTTCTGCTGCTACTCTTCCAGCGACTTCTTCGGCCTTCGGAGCAACAGCCTCAACCGCCTTCGGCAAAGCACCCTCAACCGCTGGAGCAACAGCAGGGGCAATAGCTTCAGCAACTTGAGTGGCTGGGCGAGTTAATGCCCCGCGAACTCCTTTAGCTAGGCCAGCCAATCCTCCAGCAGTAGGAGTTAGAAGCGAGGCAATGGTTGTCGACACTGGATATTTTTGAATATCACGCTCAAGCATCCCGCTGATTCGAGCAACTTGCTCTGGAGGGATTAAGGACTTAACGATTGCTTCTTGTCCCTTCTGTCCTGCTATATATCCTCCAACACCAGCGATTGCTCCAGTAACAAGCTTTGGAAGAATACCGCCAGGCGTTAGGGCTGCTGCCGTTTCTGCCGCAACAGCACCAGTGCTTGACGGAATTATTTGGCTTCCAACAGTAAGAGCAATTCCGCGAAGCCTGCTGGAATCGTCTGGTTCAAGCTCAAATGAGTCAACATTGCCATCCTTGTCAGCCTCAAAGCGTACCACCTTGCCATCCTTGTTTCTTCCAATTGCAAAGCCAACTCCAGTAGCCTTATCCGTTCCAGACGATACGGTTTCAATGCCAAGCCTCTGCGCTTCCTTTACGGCTGGGATTGCTGGTGTCTCGATAATGCCTTCAGCCAACGCCTGCGCCGTTGGTTTGTATCCTTCGGCTATCGTTCCATCTGGCCTGCGAATCGTACCCATCGCATCCACAGCCTTGCCAGCCTCAATGGATGCTTGCTGTGGCGTTGCTCCAGCCTGTAGTTGACGCTGTGTTTCTTGGTCAAGAATGGCTTTGCGTTCTGGCGAGATAACGTCCTCTGGCTTTCCACCAGATGCCAAATATTCGGCCTTGGTTAAGTTGCCAGCCTCTTCCTGCGAAAGTGGAGCAAACTCTAAATCTTGTTCCTGCTCTGGAACGAACTCAAGCTCTGGCCCTATAGCCATTGCTTACTGCCTCGCTTGCAGTCTACCTGGTTTCCCGTTGATATAAATAAGTTGTCCAGGCTTCACACCTGCTGCCTTTGCTTCTTGCAGACTATTGAAATTCTTGGGTGCTTCTGGCTGTGCTGGTGCTTGCACTGGAGTCTCTGGAGCAACTCTCTGTGCTACTTGCGGTGTGGCTTGTAATGGCATTGTTTCAGATTGATAATCTGGAACATTCGTTTCCATCTGACCCGCTTGTCTGTTAAATCCAAGTTCAGCAAGCTTGTTTTTGTATACCGCTGCTTCAGATTCTATGTTTTTCAATACATCAGCGCGTGGTTTAGCCCCAATCAATCCAAGTCCAGCTTCCATAGCAAATGTGCGCTTGTCACCCTTTGCCATCTCAATCTCTTGTTTTAATTTATCAGCAGAAAGTTTACGCAATCTTTCGTTAATTGCATCTCTTTGCGCTTGAATTTCCTCATTGTCCAAAGAGTTTTGATTTGAAATTGTACTTCCTATTCCAGCCAAATAAGGAGCAAATGCTGGGTCTTGGCTTAATGCTGGTAGATCCTTCAGCTTTCCCTTAACCTTTAATCCGCCCTTCTCAAAGCTGAAGTCAACGTCTGGCTGTTCCTTTAATGCCATTGCGCGCTCTTCGAGGGCTTGCTTCCTCTGCGCTTCAGCAGCAGCCTGCTTATCAATATCGCCTTGGCGAAACATATTCATCAATTCTGGTACATCTAATACTGCCATAAATCTCCTTATATCTTAACTAAATTTCCAAGGCCAGTAGCAATCTGACCGAATTGTTCAGCACCACTTGGCTGCCTAGAAATTGCGCCAACCTGCGCGCCGTATGTACTAGATAAGTAATTGGCTTGAGATCCGTACAAGTTTGTAAACGCATTTTGAAGCTGAACAGGAATCTCTGGATTGGTTGTCTGATAGAAGTTCGCAGCCGTTGACGGCTGTTGGTTAAACCCACCAGGCAATGCTTGATTGGCTTGGATGTACTGTTGCATTGCGCCCTGCTGTGCGCCAGTGCGAGCCTGCGCAAGATTGTAGATAGAAGGTCCGCCACCAATGAAGTTAGCAGCTGCACCCAGCCTATTTTGACGCAATGCGTCACGAAACGCTATGTCAGCTTTGAGAGCATCACCAGTTGACTGACCAGATCCAAGGAAGCTTTGTGCTGCACCATAGCGCGCAAGCTTTCTGGCTTCGCCAGCAGCACCGATCTGTGATGCTTCTTGCACTGCTGGTCCAAGTCCAAATACGTTTCCACGGGCAGTCTGTGCTGCTCGAATAGATTGCTCATATCCACGCCGTTCTTCCGCACCAATGGTCGAACCAAGGCGAAGCTGATTAAGAGCCTCATCTTGCAAGGTCTGGCGAAGTTGCTCAGTCTCTGGGGTTGTCGTAGCACCAATTGGCTCAGTAGCCATCTGGCGATACTGCTGACCTAACCCAACCGAAGTCTTGTAGGACTCTGGATCAATCTGACGCAATTGTTGTGAAGCACGCTCCTCTGGAAGCTGAACAAAAGATCGGAAGGATGTAATCTCCTTTAGCCCTTCTGGGCTATCAATTGCAATAGGCGTGAAATTCTTTTGCATATCCTGCGCGCTTGTGACCGCGCTGGTTACGCTTTTCAAGTCATCATTAAGTTGTTTGATGAATGTTTCAGAAGAAGCACGCCTCGCATCGCCAGCGGGAAGACCAGCAAGAAGCTTATTTGCAGTAGAAAGCCGTTCATTGATGCCAGCAATTTGAGCATTGCCACGATCAATCACGCTATTGAGGCGAGATAGCTTTGAGTTGTTGTAATCGTCAACAATATTCTGGTCTGATACTTGAAAATTTAATTTTGATCCAAGATCAGACGATCCGTAGTTACGATCAGCGGAAAGTTGTGATAAGGCTTGGTTAAAGGATGATCCAGCGTTTTGATTTTGCATTCCACTTCCACCAGCAGTTAATGCTTGGATCTGGGCAGCTAAAGAGTTGCGCGTGTTTTCTTGGCTAGTAACATCTGACAATTGTTTTTCGTATGTATTTTTTAGATTCTTTGTTTTTACATCATTGCTTTTTTGGATTGCTTCATTAAATGAATCTTGAGTTTGTGCGTCAATTCTTGCCTTTTGTGCTGCAAATGGATCTCCTGGATTATTTGAATTTATATCTACAGGAACATCAACAGATGTAATATTTCCATCGGAGTCAACAGAATATTTCTTTTGTATAACAGTTCCGTAGCGTCCCATATTATTTAGTTCCTAAAGTTAAGTCTGGATTGCCAATGCTTGTACCAATTGTTCCATAATAATCAACTGGTCCTAGCTGGCGGTTCATTGCCACATTCTGCTCTACTGATCCGTATGGGCTAGTTCCGTATAAACGCTCGAACTGCCTAGTTAACTGATCTCCCAATCCACGATTCAAGGCATACGCCTGTGGGCTAGTCTCGTACTGCCTACGAAGCGATTCTAGGGTACGCTGTGGGCCGTATTGACGCTCTAATTGCATCCCAGCCTGCACGCCTGCCTGCTGATCTAGGGCTGATAACTGGCGTTCTAGGCCACGCTGTTGAGGGAGATATTGAATGCGAAGCTTATTCTCAAGCTGTGCCATCTCTGGTGCTTTTTCGATATAAGTCTCAATATTCTTCTTGTACGCCTCTGCATTGGCCTGCGCTACCGCTGCTGGATCGGGCGGGGGCGGAGGTGCAGGAATTGAAGGTCCTCCACCCATATTAAACTCTAGCCTTTCGCATAAATGTCATATAGTCGTAATCCTTTAGTTTACCAGAACGATTGAAAGTGATCCGCTTGCGAGGACCAAAACGCTCCCAAAGGAGCAACAGCAAGCATCTCAAGGATTTAGCACCTTTTGAGGAGATAGTCAAATCAACAAACACATTCTCGCCTTCTTCGCTATGCACA